ACTCCGCCGCGCCTTTGTCCGCGCAATTGAGCGATCTGCCGCCCACTTTCGCGACGCCCGAGATCCGGGTGGATTGCCCGGACGCGAGGAAGTTCGCCATCGTCAGCGCCGTGCGGGAACGGTTCCAGCGCGACCACGACGTCATCGCGATCGACGGAGCACGCATCGATTTCGGCAAGGGCTGGGGGCTGGTGCGCGCTTCCAACACGCAGCCTGTTCTGGTGCTGCGTTTTGAGGCGCAATCGGCGGAACTGCTGGCGGAGTATCGCAAGCTGCTGGAAGACGCGGTGGAGGAAGCGTCGCGATAAAGCCCGGCTCCCTCTGGTCGCGGCTCTGTACCAGGGTGGTTTACTCGCGCTCGCGCAGGGAGCGCGCGAAGTCGCCGCCCTTGCGAAATTCAGATTCGAAATCCCGCCGGAGCATCGTCAGCCTCTCGATGTACGCATCGAGCGCCGCCGAAACCTCGGCCGCGTTGGTTTCCAGAATGTCGCGCCAGAGATCGTAAGAACTCATGGCGAGGCGCGTGGTATCGAGTAGTCCGGGCCCCGCCACGGCGGCGGCTTCGGGCGCGCGGTCGCCGATCAACGAAGCCAGCGCCGTCGACGCGGCCAAGCGCGATGCGCCGGTAATACTCCTGGCGCGACTTCGTCGTGTAATGGTTGATGCGCAAGAGCGACGATTCATAGCCTTGCGGCCGGGCGCCCGAGAGCACGCCGCCCCGTTCGTTAAATGTTCCGCCCTGCACCTGAAAGTAGTGCGCGTCGCCCCGCACCGAAACTGCACGGTCCATGCGTACCACGCTCTTAATGTGCGTGTTGACATGGAAGCTATCGACCGGCCGCCAGGTAAAGCGCTCCATTACCGGCTCGGGTGAATAGTCCTCGCGGCCGCTGGCCCCGAAACAGATCCAGTGCACGCCAATTGCTCCCCAGGCCGGCGGCAGCGTCGCCAGTGCCTCAGGCACAGTGGCAAACTTGGGCGAATAAAGAAACTCGTCGATGTCAATCACGGCGAGCCACAGCCGCTGGCCCTTGAGCCGCTGGAAGCAATCGCTATACGCCGGCAGCTGAGCCGGCCCAGTATTCGGCCATTCCCTCAGATCGACTTGGCCGCGTTCAATGTACGGCTTCAAGGCTGATTGCCAGTCATCCGTCGAGCGATTCTGATAGAGATAAAACTTTTCAACGCCCTGCAGCAGGTGAAACTCCAGCCACTCGCGCAGATAAGGCGCCTCGTTGCGAAAAATTGCGCAGACCGCCAGCGACGTCGGAGGGGGCGCCGGCGGCGCTGGAACCCGCGGCGAGGCCTGTGGCGCTGGAAGCGGATTTGTTTCCATGCGCGTAATGCGCATGAAGTTCGGGCCATACTTTTGAGTCAGCACGCGGCCCATCTCGGCGTTAGCGCGCGCGGCATAGGCGCCGCGGTCGTAGCTGCTCTTCTGAAGATGCGTGAGCCGGGCGCGGTTGGTGACGATGTTCTTCATGCCGGCCTGGCGCACGCGCCAGCCATAGTCGTAATCAATCCCCCAACCTAGCGTGCACTGCTGGTCCCAGAAGCCGATCTTTTCAATGGTTGAGGCCTTCACCAACGTCGCGGTGGCCTCAAGGAAAGCAACCTCCTGCGCTTCGCTGTTCGCATTAAGCATTTGCGGGTGCGGCGAATTGTGCTGCGGCGAGATTTCAGCGTAATCGGCGCGCGAAAATAGAACCTCGACCATCTCTTTAAGCACGTTGTTGCCGTGCTCGAAGATCACGTCGACATTTAGAAACCAATAAGCGTCGTATTTCTTCGCCGCCGAAGCGATCTCATAACCGCGCGTCATGCCGCGCGTAAAGCCGAGATTTTGACCGAGCAAATGAGTTGTCGAAGGCGCCGGCTGCGCGGATCCGTTGTCGAGCACATAGACGTCCTTGTCCGAATAGTCCATCGTCTCGCGCAGGTAGCGCACGAGGCTCTCGGTCAGCTCTGGCGTGTTGTAGTTCAGAATGATGATCGCCACAGAGTTCATATCGCAGGATCTCCAGGAATCAAAATCAAGCAGTCGTCGAAAAGATCAGCGCTCGTGCGAATCATAAGGTGGCGCCGGGAGATGCCCGCGGAAACCGTCGCCGGCAGCGCCACATCCTCGATCACGTGGAGGCCGCCGGCGGCGAGATAAGGCTCGAGGGCCCACGCCGCCGTGATCTGATCAGAAGGAAGATGAGAAGCGTCGTCGATGATGAGATCAAAGTGGCCGCCGAAAAGCGCAGCGGCTGCGCGAAGCGATGACGCATCGGAAGCATCACACTGGCACGTCTGGATCCGGTCCTCCGCAAAAAGCACGTCTGGATTAATCTCGAGGCCGAAGATCTCAGCCTTGGGAAAATAATCGCGCCACATGCGCAGGCTCGCGCCGTTCAGGATCCCGATCTCAAGCACACGGCGCACTGGCCGGCAGCGAAACAGCATGTCATAGAGCGGCGTGTAGTGATGCAGGATCGACGGCGTCTTGTCGCAACCATATTTCTCAGCCAACGCGCAAAGCGCCGTCGGCACCCGCCTGCTATCCGCGTCCAACATAGCCAAAGAGCTGCGTGCGGTGCGACATGAGAATTCGTTCCGCGGCCGTAATCTCCCCGGGCTTTCCTGGGACATAGTCGCTGCGATGCTCATACCAGTCGGTCGCAAGCAACCGCACCGCCTGGCGCGACCAGGCGGGAATCGTGACCTGGTAATAGCTGGCCACGAGGTTCACGGTCTGATCGGCCAAATCGAGCGTCAGCATTCCCGTCGCTGAAACCGTCCAGGGCTGCATCTCAACGCCATCCTGCCGCACCAGTGTGCTGATCTTGTAAAACGTCGCCGGATTGCCGACCTGCAGCTCGCCATAAGCCGCCGGCAAAAGCACTACGCCGGTCAGCTGGCGCGCATAGCCAGCCGTAAACTTCAGCTGCACAGCGTTCGCCTGCGGTTGCACCTGCGGCCAGTACTGCCCATAGGCGGGCAGGATGCGGCCCGGCTCCGAGATGGTGTCGATCTGAAACTCCGAGGGATCAATCGGCTGCGTGCTGCCGTCCGCCGGCGTGACATAGGTTAGCGAGTCAATCAAGATCAGCGGTGGGCGCGGCACAGCGATGGTTTGCGAATGGTTATACCGGAAGGATAGAAAGTTGTAATTACCCAGCGCGTCATAATCCGAACGCGAAGGAGCATAGTCCCACCAGCGATAAACGGGAAACCAATCGGTTGCGAGGACCCAGCCTTGCGGCCATAACGCGCGACCGGTCACGTCCTCAGTCGTCTCGCGCGCCGTCGCGATCATGTCTGCAATCAGAACGTCGTCATCGGTAAAATCGGGATCGAGCCTTAACTGGGTGTGCATGTCAGCCACACTCACAGGCTCAGAAGCCGGCGGCGTAATCAATCGAAGCGGAAAGGACATGGCTACCTACGATTCCGAGGCCGGGTTGGCCTGGCGGCCGAAGGCCGCATGGCGTTTTGCGCGGGAGCGAACATCATGCTTTCAGGAGTCGCGGCCGGCACGACCGGCGCAGCTTGAGCAATGCCGCCCTCGATCCAGCGAAGGGCCTGGCTGTCTTCAACGTAGGCCAGGTCCCCCGCCAGTAGAGAGAAGAGCCGCGGCGAGCCGGACACGTAATCGCCCATGCCCGCCACGGATTTCAGGATCAGGATCCGCATTAGTACGGCGCCTGCTCGAAGGCCTTAATGGGGCTCGTGCCGGCGTCAATCAGACCGCCGTCGGTGCGCAGGAAGGCCAAAAAGCCCACTTCGTTGGAGAGCGCATAGAGCTCGTTTAGCCGGACCACCACCATGCCCTGCACATCGCGGACGATGTACTTCTTCCAGGGGCCGAACGCGATGGTTTTCTTGCTGGCTCCGGGTGCCGGCATGAACTGGTTGATGTAGTAGCCGTAGCCCGCGAGCTTGTCGAGCTCCTCACCGTTGAGACCGGGCCCAAAGAGCGGCCGGCCGTAGTTGTCCTTGATCTTCCGCACCATGGCCAGCGTCTCGTCGTACATCATGAACGCAGACTGGGTCCGGTACGCCGGGTCGACCGAGTGAATGAGGTCGATCACGTCGTCGTAGATCATGAAGGTCACTTCACCCGCAGCCGCCTGCTTGCCGACCGGGATCACCGGCAGGAAACCGGTGGGGCCGACATTTGAGACGTTGTTGGTGTAGTAGTTCTCGACGCAGCGACCCAGGCGCTCTGCGAAGCGATCGCGAAGCTCGCCCGACAGATCAAACGCCGAGTCCTGCATCAGCTCGTTGGGCACGCGGACCACGCCAGACGTTGCCGTCCAGGCGCCGAAGATCACGTGGCCAAAGCCCTGGTCGCTCTCCGTCGCCGGGTTGCCCACAGCGTTGGCGCCCAGGAAGGTGCCCACAACCGTGGTGTCGTTGGTGGTCGGCCAGGGCAGAGAATTGCCAGTTGCTGTGATGACGATCCGCGCCGCCTGGCGCACGCCCGAAAAGCTCCTGAGAGCCACTTCGAGCTCGCGCTGGAAGCCAGTCGGCACCAGGAATCCGCCAGCGTCCCCGGTGATGTTGTTAAGGTCGCGGAACTCGGTCGCTTTTCCGCCCGAGCTCAACGTGGCGCGATCCTCTTGCGATAGGCTCAGGATGCCCCGACGCAGATAGCGATCGTGGGCTTCCCGGTAACGCTGGGCGCGCTTGGCGTCGTCGGTTTCGTTCGCAGCCTCGCCGCCAGGGGCGGAACGGCTGCCGCCCTGGGCTGGCAGTGCCGCGGCCATCTCGGCCTCGATCGCCTCAGCGCGCTCCAGGCGGTCCACTTCGATCTTCATGGCGTCGACGTCAACCATGATTTTGTCGAACTTCTCGCTGTCTTCCTTCGACATGCGAACGTTAGCCGCAGGCAGAAGCTTTTGCGCCTCTTCCCATAGCTTCATGCGCTGCTGACGCAGCTCCAAACTCCGTTTCATTGCGATTCTCCTTATCGGTTGCCTTCAGTGGGCGCCGGCGCGCTCGGCGAGAGCGAACACACAGCAACGTCGCTTCGATCCCTTACGGGGTACGGAGCTAAATAATGGGCGCGCGTGCGCCCGAAACTTGATCTAAGCAGCGGCAGCGAGACGCAGCCGGCGGCGCGCGGCGCGAAGATTGCCGCAACCGCAGTCCGGCGCCGAGCACTCGTCGGAATCACAGCCGGCGCAGTCGCAGTCCTCGCAGCGGCCGTCCGCGCAGGCGGTGCACGGGCAGCTGCACTCGCCATCAACGCGCTTGGTCTTCTTCTCATCAGCGCACAGCCCGGGAACATGGCTACGCAGCTCAGCGGGCACGCCCTGCGGCCAAAGCATCAGAGAGCGGCTGGCCACGCTAGTGCCGGTATAGGCCGGGAAGGTCACAGGGCCGAGGTCGTAAACCACGGCGAACTTTATAATTGCGCGCGTGTACTGGGAAGGCTCGCCCTTGTCGTCATAATCGGTCTTCCATTCATCCGCGGCGACGTCGAAAGAAAAGCTGCAGCCGTCGATATCACCGCGATCGATCATCACCGGCATGTCCCGACCGAGCTGCGTGTCCGGCAAATCGGCGTCGTATTTTAGGCCGCTCGAGGAATCTGCTAAGCGCAGGGTGTGCGACTTGGTGCGCGCCAGGAGGTTGTCAGGATTGTGGTTGAAGAGGCAGCGCACGTCCGGATCCGAAGCCAGGACGTCATCAAAGGCGCCCGGCCTGATGGTCTCCTTAAACCAGCCGGTGTCATAAAACTGGTTATAGACCGAGGCGACGCCGGCGATTCCGGGCTTGTCGCCCTTGATTGCGCGAAGCTCCCCACCCTTAAAAAATCGGCGCTCAAGCATCTTCTTCCTCCACGGATTCTTCAGATTGGCGCGCGAGCGCCTGTTTTGCGACCGCAGCTGCGCGAATGTCAGCAGCCGCAGCCTTGGCGATTATTGGAATAGCCGCGCGCAGCTCGTCGCGCGTGGTTTCGGCAGCGGTTTCGAGCGTCCAGGCGCTGCTCACGACGGCCCAATTCTGAAGTAATGACCGCAGAGCAGCCCCAGAGGCCGGCGCGGCAATAAGATCCCCACGTAAGGTGACCGAGATCGCATCGACACACGGCCCAAGGCAGGCCTGCAAGCCGGCAAAATCGCGCTTCTGGCGATGCAGAAACCGGCCTAAACCATCGCGAAAGATAGGTGAATAGGCCCGCGCAAGCTTCGAAAGCAGGCTGTTCTGCTCGATCTCTTGGTCGCCAGATTCCGATGGAACCGCGGGCGAGCTCAGAGCCGCAAGCGACTGCATATTCAACTGCACCATCGGCTGCGAACCAAGGTCGCCCTCGTAGGCGTTGAAGCCTTCGATCTCGCGCACCTCGTCCTGGACCATGGCGCCGTTCTGCAGCATGCTCTGGAAGTAGGTCGTTCTTCCGGCTGCATCAGGCAGCCGCATCATGCGCGTATCGAAGCCAATAAAATACTTGCCGGAAGTCCGGCCGGTCGACGGCAGCAGCTTGCGATTCATCTCCTGATCGATCCGGACCAGGATCGGCGAAAGTGTGTATTGCACAATCTCAATCGACTGCTGCTCAACGTTAGCCTTGACCGCTTTTTCTACAAGGCCCAGCATGTGCGGCGGCACGCCGTACAGCCCGCAGATTTGCGTTGCATTCAGCTGCTTACTCTCGAGGAACTGCGCGTCGTCAAGCGGCATCGAGAGCGGCGTAACCTTGCTGCCACCGTCAAGGATCGCCACGCGGTGAGCGTTCGAACCCGATTGCAGCGCCTCCCAGTCATTACGCGCCCGCGTCTTATCCTCGGACTTCATCAGGCCCGGATATTCAATTGCGAGCTGCGGCGTGGCAAAGTTGCCAAAGAACCGCGCCGAGAACTTGTCCATCGCCAGGCCCGTGCCGAATGTCTGTCGCACGATCGATACCGGCGAGAGTCCCACCTGGCCGTCGAGCGAGACGTAGGGAACATGGATCATGTTCTCGGGATCTACATAGCGCAGCTCGCCCTCCGCATTGTCGGTCGTTTCAAAGACTAGCTTCCCGTTCCTGCGGACAGGCTTCGTCTTCCAGGCGCCGCGCGGAATCAGGCTGATGGGCTGGCCCGCGCCATTGCGTTCGATCTCGTGAAATGCACCGCCCCAGAGCAGGATCTGCGCCACCATGGTCTGCTTCAGAACCACAGCAGTGGTCTCGGGATTCGGCGACAGGGAAACCAGGTCAAACAGATAGTGATCGCGCGCCAGCCGCTTGCCTTTGAGGATCCTCTCGTACACCCATTGCGGGCAGATACCAACCTGGTCAGAGAGCAGGCGGACGCAGCCAAAGGCCGTGGCCAACTGCAGCGAGGTAAGCGGCGTAACGATTTCGTTCGAGTCCGTGCGGCCGCCACCGAACAGATCCAGGAAGTAAGCGACATTCGCCGCCGTCATCGGAACCTGTGGATTATCGAACGGCGTCGAGCGCAGCAGCCTGCCGACAAGAGACATGGTCAGCCTTTCCGCCCGGGATCAGCCGGTGTTTCTGAAGACAGAGTGCGCGCGACCCAGAGCGCGACCGCGCCCACATAGATCAGCGCAAAGCACGGCCGCCAGAGGTAGAAGCCGGCAAAGAGCAGCAGGAATCCGGCAAGTCCGATAAGATCAACCGCTTTAGCTTTCATCAGAACCCCGTGTATTGCTGATATTGCGGCGCCGAGGATAGCGCGAGGTACATGGCATTGAAGAGCGCGCTGGCTGGATCGATTTTGATGCTGGGCCGGTCTTCCTTGCGCGGAAAAATGTTTTCATTTGCGTCCGGCTTGACAAAGACGTTACCCACCGCCCAGGCCAGCACCGGATCGCCGTCGTGATGAAAGCGGCCACTGAGCACGGCAGCCTCGACCTCTTTCATTGCTGGGTCAAGACACTGCCAGTTCTGCAGCACGTCCAGCACTTTGTCGTCGCCCAGCCGCAGCTTCAATTCCTGCTGCATCTGCATGGCCTGGTGCTGGTCGAAGGCTAGAACCACCTTACTGTAACGGGTCAGTTCGTCTTCGATTTCCTTCTCTACAAAGCCCAACTGAATCTCGGCGCCGGCGTGAGCGACCATCCTATGGTCCTTAAGCCAGCGCTCGTAGTGCTGATGCTCGCCATCGTTGGCGCGATCAAGCGGAACATAATGCGTGCCGAACGCATAATAATGCCGCTGCTCGCCCTTCCATTTCACAAAGAGCCGGCAGCGCGAAGTCAAATCAATGCGCGCGCCAAGATCGAGGCCCATAAAACAGGGGCAGTCTAAAAAGTTCTCCATGAGTAGCGACGGATCCGCGCACTCGCGCCACTTCAGCATGTTCATCCAGGGGCTGCGCGCGTTGGTCCAAATATTGAGGTTCTTACACTTGTAAGCGTTCTGCCGCGCCGCGCGCTGCCTAGCTTCCCCCAACTCAGCGTCGATGTAATCGGTAAGAACGCTGACGCCGTAATTCGGATTCGCCTCCTTCGCGGCTTCGACCGTCGCCCAGTAGGGCAACGTTCCGTCCGCGGTTTTAACCGTTCGCTCGGGCTCGTCGACGGTATAGATCACGCCAAAGAGCCGGTCGTTGACCAGGCTGCCGTCGAGCACCTTCTCGAGGTCGCTCTGCAATACATGGCAGGGGCATTCAACGTCAATGCCAGCGGTCGAGATAATCAGCTGCAGCGGCTGCCGGCGCTGCTCGTAGATCGCGAACGTGTTCGGCCAGCGCTGGGCGAGCAGCGCGATCACCTCGACGATGCGGGAATAGGTGGCTGTGCTCATGGCGCGGCCACCCGGTGATCGAGACGATCTAAGACTTGCCTTAGCCGGTCATTTAGCGTTAGAACTTCCGCGGCAGTGACCG